TACCATCATTATCTGAATCAGCATCGATTCTCCAACCTCTTGTTTGATCTAGTAATTTAAAACCAGTTGTGTAATCTGAATCTCTATTGGCGTTTACAGTTCTAAAAGAGATGTTGAGGTATTTTCCCGCAGGATGTAATTCACCAACTCTATATTCAAACTCACCAAATCTTCTACGATAACCATAGAAAGGTTTGTCTATATCTTGACCAATCGGATTGTCACCGAATTTACTATAAACATCTGAAAGCAAATCATTTATCTTTGCTCCACCTTTTCTTGCCGAGTCTCCTGTTCCTGAGTCGGGTGATATACCTAAGTTGATTAAATCTTTTGTGGCCATGATTTATTTATTCCATTAGAGGTTGAAATCTCGTACTAATAATACTCTTAATCCATCAGAGTCTGTTAAGTTTGTAATACTTGGACTAACTTTCGAGTCACTGTCATATATACCTTCAGAGTCATTTTTCTGAAGCACAGCATAACCTACATCAGCTCCCATAAGATCACTATCACTTCTTCTTAATAGGTTAAGATCTTGTCTATCAGAATCTGTTGCATTTCCAGGAGTAGCAACTATTGCTCTTGAATCTAAGATTACTTTTGTTGCTGCAATCGGTCCATGGAACCAAGTTTTTGTTTCAAATTCTAGTGTCCATTCTACGGTTCTTCTTGTATTAATATCTCCTGTCCAATCATCTGTCCATGTGACTGATGTAAGTTGGAACGGCATGTCAAATGCATTTGTAGGTGTTGGTGTATTAGTATCTGCATCAGCAGGAAAATGTCTTACTTTGACAGTATAAGCTGGGTTAAAGAATGGTACAATCTGTTCTATAATTTGCCATCCATCATTCAATGTCTTTGTTTCAATATGTAATGTATATGATAAAGTGTATGGTGTAGGCATATTAGCCTTTTGTCTTGGATAAGCTAAACTATCTGGAGATCTAAATACATTTGGTTTGTTGTTTAATTTTCTATTTGAATCATAAACCATTGCAACAAACTCATAAGACATTCTTGGTAATAGTTTTTCAAACATCTCTTCAGTTGGTCTTAAACCTTTTTGAGCTTCCAACCATTTTTGTCTTGGACCATAAGAAATAGGAACAGGTAATAGTTTACCATCACGTCTTTTGATAACGATGTTGTTGAATAAACTACCGAAGACCGCAGTTGCAGTCTTAACAGTTTCGTGATAAAAGTGAGTTCCTAACATTAGATATTATCCAAATTCCTTATTCCTGGTTGACCAAAAGCTCTCGCTGTATAGTCATCTGTTATTGTTTTCGGTGTTTCTCTTACTACACCATTATTATCATAGACTTCTTGACTTTCTGCTCTTTGTTCAATTTCAGTATTAGAAGCCCAAGAGTCAGTAATTAAATCACTATCAGTTATGTCAATAGCTTTAGTTTCTGAATCAGTAAATGTAATTCCTGTTGCCGCTTGCGTGACTATTTCGTCTGTAGTACTTGTAGCTGAACCTGTATTACTATATGTAATAGCAGTTGGATTGAAGTACAAGTCTTCTCCAGATAATTCGAATAGTTTAGCGTGTATCTTATATTGATAGTTATTTCCTAATTGAAAGAAAGCACCATCATGATATGTGGTCACACGAGTAATTTCAAAGACTTTTGGTACATACTGACTTTTGTTTTGTGCAGATCTACCAAATGGTATTACAATAAGATCACCTTCAAGTGGTCTTGTTCTTGCAAATTTTGAAAGTAATTTTTGATATTGATCAGAATCAGAATCATTAGAAGCAGATTCACCTCCTGTAGCAAAACCATCTGAATCAGTAAGTCTTTGTTTAAGTACTGTTCTATAATCAGAATCTTTTTGTGTAAAATTATTAATTGCAACAGACATTATAACTTCTTCTCTGAACTCCATACCATAAAGAGTCATAGTATCTCCTTCACCTTCAAATCCAGCAGAAGCTACGAGAAGCATATCTATTTGATAACCAGAATCAAAGTGAGATTCAGGTCTTTCATTCCAAACATTATCAGTATAATCAGATGCTCTTGGCATATAACGTATTGTTATACCATTAACATTAATTGATTCTCTAATAAGGTTCTGCATTGTTCTCTGTTCATTTGTAGAGAAACGTGATGAAGCACCAAATTGATTTATGTATCCATCGATGAATGTGTTTTGTACGCCTGATTTAATGGCATAAGATTTATTGATTGCTTGTATTGATCGGTTTAGATTTTCACCGAAATCGGAATCGTTATCTGAATCTCCACCAAATCCGGTTGGTGCGATTGTGAATCCTGCAAAGTTGTTTCTTACTGTTGACATCTGTGCTCATTATCCATAGAATCCTGCATCGTATCCAATCCTTACTTGTCTGGCTACTAATTCAGCAAAGCCATCTTCTATATTACTAGCACTGATTCTGAAAGATGAGGATGTTAAACCTTGAACATCATTAAAGTCTTGATATAATTTTTTTTGATCTGCTGAGCTTAGTTTACTTTTTTGAGTACCTGCACTTAATCTTTCTAATGCACCATCAAAATCAAGACCAACTTGATCTAAGGCAAACTCAGTTTGTACTTTTAATAAACCATCAGCGCCTACTTTTAAGAATGCTGGTGCGTTTACACTGTATTCATTATTTTTTAGTCTTACTGTATTAATATCAATACGACCGTGTGGATTAGATCTTGCATATCTGTCAACAAATGACTGTCTACTTCTAGGAGATATTTGATCTGTAAGGAGTAATGTATCACCAGGTTTTAGACCAGCAAATGTATCACTATCAAATCCTGTGTTTGCATTTCCTAAATTTGTATGTACACCATCAGAATCCCATCTTAAATCATCACAACTCTTGACACCTAAAATTCTAAAGTCAGAGTCACCTACTGGTGTTTCAAATCTTTTAACACGTAAGTCTTTATCAGAGTCAGCTCGATAAACTGCTTCCATAAAGTTTCCAATTTTAATAAATGCTGTTCTTAATGGATCACCTGTGTTTGAATTAGGTGAAGAACCAATATTAATTCTAACATTGTTTTTTACAATTCTGCTAGCATCATTAAATGGTAAAGTACCTGAATCTATATTAACTGGAGCAATACCTACTTCAGTATCAGAATCCTGAAATCCAAAATTTGGTACTAGTATATCTCTTAAATTAGCCATCAAGCTTCTCCAATATGTTTATAATTTTATCCATCTTTTTTTCTAGTGTTGTTAATCTTTTTTCATTTTCATGTTCTTCAGCAATTTTCTTTTTGTACTCAATAACATCTTGTCTATTAGTATTTAATAGAGCACCATTCTTAGGATCTCTTTTTAAATCACGTTTATGCATTATACTACTGCAATAATTCTTAAATCTCTTACTTGACTGATGAAGGAAGAGTTCTCAGAATTCATTTCAATTTTAATTTTAAATGACTCAAATTCAAATCCAACATCTTGCGTTAATGAGTATTGATCAAAATCAATATCTGATGTGAACTTACCAAAGTTTGTTTCATTTACTACTTGATTTCTAGGGAATGTTTGCCATTCTAATTCTTCAAATTGAGTATTATCACCTACAACTCTAGCTTTATACTTAACTACAAGCTCAGCACCTGGATCCATATCAGCATCAAATAATACTCGTATCTGGGTTGCTGGTTCTAAGAGTGTAATATCTTTTGTTATATATGCTGCAGTTTCATCAAAACTTGATAAACCAGCTTTGTAAGAAGCATATTGTTTTTGCTTAGTAGTATTTGATGATGCTGCTAAATCTGAATCAATAAAACCAGCTAATTCTGAATCATCAATGTATTTACCATAGTTATTTTTAAGTACAAACATTTGACTTGCAGCATCTAATCTAATAACTGGTGATAGGTATTCATTTGCTGTGTTTAAATAAAGAATTTGTTCAAAGTCTGCAGATGATGATTTATTCATAGAACCTAAGATAATTCTTGGATGATCAAAGTCTGTGAGTTTATCCATAGGAAGATTTACTGCAGCTGTATCTTTTACAAGTGGTGATTTATAATATATTGAATCAGTATTATAACCAAATTGGTTTGATGCTGATCTTAATATTAAGTTTGCACCAGTAGTTGTCTTAACTTCTTGTTTCACTGAGGTTTCATCAAAATTAATTGCTTGTGTATTAGTTCTAATAGAATCATACTGCACGTTTGCAGTTGCAACTACTTGTACTCCACCACCTCTACCACTCTTAACTTGTTTGTGCCATCCACCAGTTGTTGGTGATGAAGCTACTGCTGAAGTATCTGAATCAGCTTCACTCATATCGATTATGTATGTATCTTGAGTAGCAAATTTTACTTTATGTTTTGCAGTTGTGGAAGTAGTTGTTAGATTTCCTAAACTACTTACATTATTAATAAGTGATACTGGTAAACCATTCAATGCAGATTCTCCTCTAAATCTTACTAAGTCTGAATCTGCAGCATTACTAATATTTCCATTACCAGCAACACCAAGAATTCTTACACTGTGTGTATCATCAGGACCATACATTCCGTGATTTGGATGATGGATTTTAATATAGTATGAATTGTTAAATGTTTCTACTGCTAATCCCTGAGCTGCTTGACCAATTGGTTGGCCATAGAAGTTTGCTTTATCTCTCATTGTTATTGCAGATTCACCAAGATCAAACTTAGCTCGGTAAGCTTTGAATGTTAGATCTCTATTTTGTTCGGCTGTCCATGTAGAACCATTTTGCGATTTAAAGAATGATCCAAAGTATCCACCAACATTTGGTTGAGAAGTTATCTTTCCACCAGTAATAACATCTTCTTCTCCTTGTAATGCTGTCCAAGCTGATGTAGTATCTGATGGTGTTAGTAGAACAATTGCATATTCTGTTTCTTCTTGTAAGTAAACTGGATTTGTAAATCTAAAGTTTGTAGCTACTGTTGGTTTACTTATATTCTCATTTGCCTTTGTCACATCAACTCTTGCTCTACCTAGTATTTCTCTACCAGGATAACCATTATCACTACTTCTAATCTCACAAATTACGTGATCATTGTTAGCTCTTGTATCTATGAAACCTAAGAATATATCTACTGATGTTATGAATGAACCAGTTGATCTTGCTTCATTTCTAACTGGGTTAAAATTGTTTGGATCTGATCCAGGATCAAGTGGTAAAGTAAATAGCTGTGCAATAGGATCACCACCACCTATATTTAAGTTGAATATTGGCCAAATAAATGGATTCCATACTGTGTTAGTAGTAACGGTTGATTCACCAGTTACGTTAGATGTTTGTGATGATATTAATCTATTACCAGCATCTCTAGTTGCTCTAAAGTTTGTTAAATCTCCAACTTCAAAGAATCCTCTAGATGTAAAGAACACTGTACCTTCAGTTGTTTTTGAACCATCTTTGTCAGAAAGTATAAAACCTTTAGTTCCAGTCTTGAATGTTTGTGATGGTATTATAAATCTTCCACGTATTTGTCCTTTACCATCTGTTTTTAAATTACCTTGAACTGCATAAGTTCTTGCAGTTGTAGTTTCTAATGGTAAGAAATCTGTTTGTGAACATGTACTTGAAACATCTTGACCATCAAATATAGCTTTAAGATCTGTGTCTGGTCTAAATCCTTGACCTTCGAATTCTAATGTTTGCGATCTTATCCAAGCGTCATCTTTTTCTCTTACTTCTCTTACATTAAAGTCTGAAGAACTTGTAAACTCTTCTTCTTGTGCAATAAAGTTGCTAGTAGTTTCAGTACCTACTTGTGTTTCTGTAGTTGTTGTAGTTGTACCACCCTGATTCCACCACCACCAACCTAGCATTGGATTACCAAAGTCATCAGTTGTAGTAGAAGTCACGGTTCCAGTCCAGTTTGTTTCTACTGTGTTAAAGTTAGTGTTAGGAATATCTCTTGTGACTGGTACTAAATTATCGAATACTGATTGTGAAACAGTTGATAAACCACCACCAAAAGAAGTTCTATCTACAAAGAAATTTTCTACAACATTCCAAGTTGGATCTCTCCAGAAATCTTGGGTTGGATTTAATTCTATTTGACCTGAATAAACCCAAGTTGCAAATGGATTAATTCTGACTAAGCTTGAAGCAAATGTTTGTTCAAGCATCTGTTCTTGTGTGTAGGATTTTAAGATAAATCCAGTGTTTTGTGCTAAGAAGAATGGATCAATACGATTACCATCACTTACTCTTTGAAGTTGTACATTTGTTTCTACAGATGGTGGTCTTAATACGTTTCTTGAAACATCAATAGAAGATCTAAACTGTGTATTTGTTATATCAGCTGGAGTGTTAATAGCTGATGAGAAGTCATCTACAATAAATCCAGATTTTACTCTTGTACCAATATTGTCTTGTAAAGCTTTACTCTCTAAGAGAGACAGGCTTACTGATGTTTCTAAATTTCTAATACGTTTTTCAAGTTTTCCAATATCACGCATTGTATATCCACGTTGTTGGTCACTGAATATTACTATTTCTTTATCTGGGTATCTTACTGCTGGTGGAACTGAGATTGTTGCAAGAACCATTCCGCCTGCTTGAATATCTGGGTCTTTTGGAGATTTGACATCTGCTACACCTGGAACTGTTTTAATCCTACCTTTATTATTAAGTATGAAAGATATATTTTGTCCAGTAAAGAATTCTGCATCTGTAGAGAATTGACCATCTGGAATAACATGAACACCAGTGTTTTCAAACTCTCTATATAAAAATGATAGTGGGTTGTTAGTTGTTGCATAACCACTTATTAATCTTTGTCTAAATCTAAAGTCAATAACATTTCTTAAATTAAGACCAGTGTATGCTTCATATTCTTTAATTTCAGTTGGTTTACCATAATATCTTGGGTCTACATCATAGAAACCATCACCTGAATATGAATCTACACCATAATAGAATGATTGAAATGGATTAGCATCAAAGTATGAATAGAATATTAAAATATCACCATTAGCTGGTGCTGGTACACCAGTTTTTCTGATAACAGAACCAATATGATATGAATCAACTCTTTGTCCATCATCAAGTAAATAGTTAGCTGTAATATCTGAACCTGGTTTTTTTGTGTTTACTTCTGTAAATGTAATTTCTGAAGATATAGCATCTTCTTTAGCAGGAACTTTTATTTTTAACTGTTCACCTGCAGTGAAAGCTTGACCTTTTTCAAAGCACACTTCAAGTAAATCTTGAGCACCAGTACCTGACATTGAGATATGATAACCAGTTGAACCTGATAATGTAGTCTGTCCAGTTGCAATTGTATTTGAAAGTGCTACTCTAGCACGTGTCTTGGAAGTTTTACCAATTATTAGTGAACCTTGTGGTATAGTTGCACCACCAGAAATGTTTACTTTAATTCTATCAAAGCTTGCGTTAGGTTCTGTAGTTGATGTACCAAATGAATTGTTCGTAGAACCATGAACAATCTTATAAACTCTGTAAATGTCTGGATAGAATAAGTTAATCTTTCTGTCTAGTGCTGACCAAGAGGAATTCACTGAAGACGATCTTGTAATATCTGATGTATTTCTTATTTTTAAAACACCATATTTTAATTCTTTTGTAATCTCTACAGCATCATCAATTCTCGTTTTCTTATAGTCACCATTTCTAAAGTGTGTTGACCATTGAGAATCTGAAAAGTCTGGTGTGACTGCTAATCCACCGTCTGTTGAAGAAATTGTAGGTGGTGCTTTATAAAGAACATCAAAGTCATTATCAAATGGAACTGTACCAGAACGTAGTGTTTTAAATGTTTTTCCGGTACCACCAAATAATGCACCTGAAACATTTTTCATTTTAGCACCTTCACCAGGTGTCCAATCAGTAAATGCCTTGAATGATACACCTTCAGAATCGTTTGTTGAACCTCTTACTTCTCTTACTTCTGCAAACTTAAATTGACGTGCATTTTCAATTCTTGGAGATAATACCACAGTTCTATCAATAGAACCTTCAATCTTTGCACCTTTTTGAAATTGTGCATTTGAATTTGTGAGTAGTACACCAGTAGTCTTATAAGATGATACACCACCAAGTCTGTTTAGACCATTAGGTGAGAAGTTTATATCTGTCCAGTCAGAATCGTTCTTGTGTTGTGCATACAATTTTACAACATCACCAGTCTGAACTTTACCATTTAAAGTTGCAGTGACTTGTTCACCAGCAATTAAGGAGTTTCTCCAAAAATGACTTGTGTCTGAATCATATGTACCAGATGGTCCAAATCTTACATGTTGGAACATCTTAACATCAGTAAGATATACTCTACCATTAGTTTCACCGTTAGTTGCTTGATAACCATATGATCTAGCAAATCCAATAGTATTTCCATCAGAATCTTTTAGCGCTAGTTTGTTAGTGAATGCACCAATACCATTAGCATCAGCAGTTAACATACCAGACATTGTACCACTGTTTACATTTCTTACTTCTACGTATGGTGCTCCTAGAATAGGAATTTTGTGGTTTGTTTCTTTTTTAGCTTCTGTATTACGATCTAAATATATTAATTCATCTGCAAATGTTTCTTGTCTATATCCATTAATATAAGCTAGACCTTTGCTGAATGAAACTGCAAACTTATCTGAATCTTCATAAGATTGTTGTTGAATTTTTGGAATGAATTTATTAACTGCATAAGAACCTGATTCTTCTTTTCTTCTTCTTGCCATTGTATCGCCAAGACCATTGTACATAGGATTTGGAGTCACTCTTGATCCAGTAGGAGTCTTTTCAGTATCTCCTAAAATTACACCATCTTTAATCTCTACTTGCTTGTAGAATGTTGGATCAGAACCTTGATCTAATGTACTCTTTATTAATACACTAATTAGGTTTTGTAATCTATTCGCACCTGGTGCACCTTCGTTTGTAGAACCACGTGCATTATCAAAGAGTGATGCATCATCATTTGCAGATATATCTTTTGATGTAATTGAGAAACCTATAGCTGCTGTTGGCTTTTGAGTTGTAGATGATACAACGATATTTTGTTCTTGTATTCTTGCAAAGAAACCATCTATATAGTAAATACCTGAAAGTATAGTTGCCATTGTAGCTTCTGATACTTTTGAAAAGACATTTACGTATGTGACAGTAAGTTCTGGATTATCTTCAGCTCTTGCGTATATGTATCCTTGATCTGAATCTGTGAATTTTTTACTTGTTATATATGTGAAGTAAATATTACCTGTTTTATTTGCTAGTACAGAACCAGTAGGAGTTTTTAAAACTCTAGCTTTTACAGTGTTGTCCTGGTTAGAAATTATTGTTTCAGAAAAATTATCTAGTGTAGCTTCAACTGAACCTGTGAGAGCACCACTTAATGGGAAATTAATATTACCAGAACCTGATATAAGGTTCATGTTGTGTGTATTGAAGTTTATATTTACATTACCTTCAGTGACTCGAGAACCATCTTTAAATATATGATTTCCTTGTCTTGAAACTTGCTTTTGTGCTATAGTCTGTAGTTGTGTTAACTCTCTTGCCTGTACCGCAAAACCAGGTCTAAATAAGACACGAAGGTAATCCTTCTTCTCATCAAAATCGTCAAAATACGGCGATACATTTAAGTTAATTGTTGACATATATAGTAAATCTCTCTCTTTTTATTTATTACAATTTCAAGATAATATTCAATGATTCTATCTGATCTTGTGATCTTTCTAATGCTGTTGGTAAATAATCAACCGATAAGAATTGACCACTATTAAAGATAACATCAGCTGACTTAGCTTTCTGAATTACATTATTGTGAGTAGTGGAAATAATCTGATCACTGTCTGCAAAATTGTTTCTTAATTTTCCAACATTAATATAAAAAACATCTTTATTATCTATCGAAACAACTTTACCAGCTGTATCTGAATCACCTTGTTTATAGAACACATCATTGATTTTGAATAATGCAGCGTTATCACATGTTATTTTTTTAGCAACTGTATAATAATTTTGTGTTCCAATTCTATTTGTAGCTGTATCAATAGGATTCTTAATTAATCCAATCATACTGAATTCACCACTTGCTAATTTTGAAAATCCATTATCTAGTGGAATTACACGAGAAGTCATCATAACATCTCTCGCTTGTAGTTCATCACCAGCATCAGCACCATGTCCAAGTCCAGGAGCAAGATCTAATCTGAAACATTTAATTTCTGAATCATTCTCAGAATCACAAGCATAAGGAAGTGCAGTATAACCTATACCATATTGTTGTACTTGAAATTTCCATACAGCTGACTGTTCACTATCTCTAGTTGCAGTTGCTTTAAATGTTTGTGTAGGTGTATTACCTACTCCATCTTTACCTTTAATGTTTACAACAAGTTTGTTTGTAAATCCTCTTAATTTATCAGAGTCTGGTCTTTCATTAGGACCATGTTTTATTCTTACATTAAAGACACTACCTTTAATTGCATTATTTTGTACTTGCAATAAGTCATATCTTGCGGTACCTGCCGTTACGTTAACGGATTCAGCTACATCAACTCTTTCTGGTATTGGCATAAATGCAGATGTCATAAATAAAATAGCATCTGAATTTGTAATTGTGTACATATACTGCCACCAATAATTATCAGAAGTTTTAAATGGTAATGAAGATGAACCAGTTGGTGCTACAGTGGATGATACTTTAGATGGAGCATTCAAACACTTATAAACATTTTGTCTTGGAACACCTTGCACAATCTCTGTAGACATTACATAATAGTCACTATCATTTGAAGTATCTGAGTTCCAACCGACATAACTACTATTAGTTATCCAGTTCTTTCTCTTAATCACTCGAGAAACACCTCCAGGCAGTACTCGGTGCATTGTGACCATATTCTTATAGATTCCTATTAGATCTGAGTCCGTTACAGCCTCAGAAGCGTCTGAGTCACTGAAGGGATAGTCTTCGGAATCTGTATAGGCAATAAACGCATAAAACGAGTCATCATTCGTTGTATCACGAATCTCATCACGTGTTGACTTAGTTAAAAGTGTTTTTAATTCGTTAGTGACTTTACCTATAGTTGCCATTAATTTTTTCTCTTAAATTCTAGATTCTCTTTGTAATCTGAGTCAGAAACTGTTCCTAATAGTTGTGCTGTATTATTTATTCCAGCACCCGCAGGATAAGTAGGTCTTACGATTATAGTATTAGATCCACCTAAATAATTTCCAAAAGCTCTTGCTGTTCGAGGTGATTTAGTATCTGAATATCCTCTTTCTTTTTCAATAGCAAATCGCTTACGTGCTTGATCATCTCTTACAATCATATCTGAATCATATTCTGAGTCAGGTGCAGTCTGTCTAATATTACCTAATGCTGTGAATTTTCCTGGTATGCTCCAACCTTCATTGTACTCAGAATCTCTTAAAGCATTGAAGTTATGATACTTTTGTTCAAATGCTTCTAAGTCATAGTAAGTTGTTCCATTTACTGTGAAGTTCAAATCTTTATTAAGTCTTAATGCTGTGTTAAAGTCAACAGCTTTACTTATTCTTATTTCTCTTGTTCTTTCTAATGGAGTGTTGAACGTATCAACATCTTTATCACTATCTTTGATTCTACTGTAATCAATTTTTTCAAATGTTACGGCAGTTTCAGCATCCCATCTTTGAAAAATATCTTTTGGAATTTCTGAATCATAAACTCTAAATAACTCAAAATCTTCATATTTGACTTGTGATATACCAATTTTTTCTATATTACCATATCTTTTGGCTCCATGAAATTCACTAGGCACATAATGAGTTTTTACATTATTAACTTTTGAGTCACGAGTAATTTCACTATCATGAACTTGTGTTGTAATATCTCTCTTAAA